CGCACCTGCAAGCGCATGATCGAGCGCGGCAGTACCGATGGTCTGGCGGAGAAGATCGATATTTTCTACGCCGCCGGTAAACTGACCGATGAGCACTACGCCGAGCTGACCGGTATGCTCGCCGAGAAGACCAGCGCCTGACCGAACCGAAACAGAACGCAGGAGGTGTTACTTTATGATCGAGTTCCCCATCACGCTGACATCCGGCGGAAGCGTATGCCTGCCCGGGCGGGCATACGCGCTGGCCCTCGGCTACACCAAGAACCGGGGCGTGTACCGCCTGCACGTCGATGCCACCGGCGAGTGGGAGGGGCTGGCTATCCGCTGCTTCTGGCACGTCCCGGACGGCAAAGCCCCGGCATCATCGCTGGTGGTGGACGGCTATGTGGCCGTGCCCGCCAGCGTGACCGCACAGCCCGGAAGCGGGTGCATCACCTTTGAGGGCAGCGACGGCGCAAAGGTGATGACCAGCGCACACCTGCGGTATCGTGTCAGCGCCAACTCCGGCACAGAGGACGGCACCGAGCCGGAGCCGGGCACCCCTGCATGGCAGCAGCTGGTGGCTGCCGTGCATACCGATGCCACCGCCGCAGAGCAGGCCAAGACCGATGCACAGACGGCAGCACAGCAGGCCGGGGCATCTGCCAAAAAGGCCGGACAGGCTCTTTCTGACACCATCACCGCCAAAGAAGACGCACTGAAAGCCATCGGTGACAAGCAGGCCGCCGCCACGCAGGCTGTGGACACGGCCCGGGACAAGGCTCTCCAGCAGGTGGAAGCCTCTACAGAAGCCGCTCAGACCGCCGCCAGTGAAGCCGCCACCAGTGCGGGCAATGCCAGCCAGAGCGCTCAGAAAGCCGCTGGCAGTCTGCAGGAGCTGAAGGAAGGCATTGCCGCTGGTGACTTCAAAGGCGAGCCCGGCAATGACGGTAAGTCCCCAATTGTGACTGTAACTGATATCGAAAATGGCCATCGTGTCAGCATCACCGACAAAGACGGTACAAAAACAATCGATGTCTTAAATGGTCAAACCGGCAAAACCGGTGCAACGCCTGTTCTGACGATTGGTACGGTGTCTAGCGGAGATAAGCCTTCCGCCGACATTACCGGCACGCCTGAAAATCCGGTGCTTAACCTGAGGCTGCAACCCGGGCCTCAAGGCCCTGCCGTAGCACTGGACACCACCCTCACCCACGAGGGCGAAGCCGCTGACGCAAAAGCCACAGGTGACGCGATCAGCGCAGTAAAGGTGAGGCAGAACGTCCTCACAGGCAGTGAAACGGGAAACCCGCTCAGCGTTGACGACGCTTTCCCTGCGCCCCCGTGCGGTCTGACCGTGTACGGCAAGAGCACGCAGGACGGGACCCCCACGCCGGATGTGCCTGTGCCTATCGTGAGCGCAGGCGACGGCGGAAGTTTGACGGTAAAGGTGACGGGGAAGAATCTGTTTTATGAACAGGGGTTTCAACAATATTTTATCAACTCGGTAGCAGACAGTGTTGGTTTGGCCGTCGGAAATGTATCAAGTGTTTTGCAAGTGGTTACAGGAGCTAAATACTATGTTACGAGAAACAAAATTGGAACTAAATTCCGTGTTGCGGTCGTAGATGCACTACCCACTAAAGGCTCTGTGGTTCGTCCGTCCAGCGCTATAAACGCGGATTCAAAACGACAAGTAGAAATTTCTGCTGCATCCAAGTACATGGTCATTCAATGTGAGGATGAAGCAGCTTTCAGTGAGCTAATGGTGTCGTTGGATTCATCCACCGCCTACTCCCCCTACCGTGAACAGCTCCTCACCCTGCCCACTCCCACTGGTCTCCCCGGCATCCCTGTCACTTCTGGCGGCAGCTACACTGACAGCACAGGCCAGCAGTGGGTGTGCGACGAGGTGGACCTAGAAAGGGGTGTAAGGGTTCAGAGGGTCGGGAAAACGCAAGTTAACACAAAAAACGGCACTCCTGAAGAAACACATCGCCTACGTATACCATTTAGCGGTAATGGAAAGAGTGGCAATTTTGACTGCATTATATCGGTAACCCCTTTCACATCGTGGACTTCTTGCGTTAACGACCGTTTTCTATATTTGAAAAACGTGCCAAAATCGGATGGCAGTTTTTACACAGGAGAAGAGCTGCTTGCCTTAGCTATTGACGTTGATTTTGTGTATCAACTCGCCACCCCCATCGAAACCCCGCTCACCCCTGACGAGCTATCTGCCTATAAAGCCCTTGCCGCTTATGCACCAGACACTGTGGTGCAGGCTGGTGACGGCGCAGGCATAAAGCTGGACTACCAGCGGGACGTAAATCTCGTCGTCAAAAATCTTGAGGACGCCATTGCGTCCATGACTACCACATAAGGAGGTACACATGGCTATCAAAAGTAAAGCCCGCCATGACCTGACCCTGCGCTCCATCAAGAGAGAAATTGCCGCAGGGCGTGACGTGGCATACTGGCTGGACAGGACGTATGCCCATCTGGACAGCGGATTGTTGGACGCCGACGACATCGCAGAGGTTGAGGCTCTGGCACAGGCGTACTACGATGCGCTGGACGCTAAGGACAAGGCAGATCAGGAGCTGAAAGAGAACGTGAAAATCGGGGCCTGACCCCGTGAAAGGACGTGATACATATGGCAATCAAACAGTACAGCCTGAAGAAGGACGGTGCAAAGCAGCTCTCTCCCGCGTTCCGCGTGCGGGAGTTCCGCTGCCGCGACGGCACCGACACCATCCTCATTGACGAGGGCCTTGTGGTGCTGCTGCAGTGCATCCGGGAGCACTTCGGTGCGCCGGTGGTCATTACCAGCGGCTAACCCACCGCCCGCTGGGGGCACCCCCCCGGCCCCCCCCCCCCCCCCAGCCACAACGCAAGGGTGGGCGGCTCCAAATCCAGCCAGCACCTGCTGGGCCGCGCCGCTGACATTCAGGTGCAGGACACCGATCCGCTGGCTGTGGCCGCCTACGCCGAGAGCCTGATGCCCGGCTGGGGCGGCGTGGGCCGCTACCCAGTCAAGGCAGGCCGGGCAAAGGGCTGGGTGCACGTGGACACCCGCCCGAACAAAAGCCGGTGGACGCAGTGAGGGGGACAGCATGGCAAGTTACCTGATCTCTGATGCACCTTATGCATCGTGGCTCTCCGAGGTATTAGCTACACTGGAAGAGCACAAAATCAGTCAGCTCGCGATAGCCGCACATTTGCCCACAGGTGAAGTGTTCACCGGCTATTTCGGTATGGACACGATGGACAAGGCGCTGATCGCAACGAATATCCAGGCCGATGCCACCATGGATGTGGTCTGTGCCAACGGCCAGCGCATCCAGCAGGCGTGGGAAGATAGCATTGAAGATTCGGAGGATTGATACCAATGCAGCAGATTTTCTCGTACATCTCCGCGCACTGGATGGAGGGAGCCATCTGGCTGCTGACCTTCGGGTGGGGGTATCTGGTCAAAAAAGTGACCGAGTACAAGACCATCAAGGACGGCCTGCTGGCCATCATGCATGACCGGCTGTATCAGGCGTGCATCTACTACACCCAACAGGGCTGGATCGATGCCAGCGGCCTGAAGAACCTCGAATACTTATATCAAAGTTACCACGCGCTGGGCGGCAATGGCACCGGCACCGAGCTTTATAACCGGGCCAAGGCGCTGCCCATCCGCGATTAAATGCAAGCCCGGCGCTGCCGGGAGAAAGGACCTGACTATGAACGCACACACCTACAACGCCCCCACCATCTCCGCAGGCACCATTGCCCGCACCGCCTGCCTGCTGCTGGCCCTGACCAATCAGGTGCTCAGCGCCTGCGGCAAGCCCGTCCTGCCCATCGAGAGCCAGACCGTGGAGCAGCTGGTCACCGCCGGTATCACCACCGTGGCCGCGCTGGTCGCGTGGTGGAAGAACAACTCCTTCACCCTCGCAGCCCTTCAGGCAGACCAGACCTACGACAAGCTGAAGGCGCAGGGAAAGTAATCCGCCCAGTCCAAAACGGCCATACATAGCAGCAGCCCCGGGGAGCCTGACGGTTCCTCGGGGCTGTTTTTGTTTGTATGACGTATTGCGACATAAAACGACATATTTCGGCGTATTTGATGCGTTTTGAAAACTTTTCGGTTAGAGTTGACGCATAAAGAAAGGATGTGTCAACT